ATGCCTTTTGTGCGTGGAGTCAATCGAAGTAGGTCGCCCGGTTACCCGTGGGTCCTCGAGAAGGGGGGAAACAAGGGTAAGCGTAAGTGGCTTGGGAATGATCGATGGACATTTGGAGAGGAGTGTCGACCGTTGAGAGAGGCTGTTGAGCGGAAGATCGATGCTGCTCGAAATGGTTCCTGGAATCCCTCTCCTTATATTGATGCGCTTAAGGATGAGACGCGACCGATTGGCAAGAAGACTCGTGTATTTTCTATGGCTGCTCAAGAACTCGTGATTACTCTTAGAATGTATTTTCTGGGATTTTTCTCATACTTGATGCGAAATAGGATCGACAACGAGTTAGCTGTTGGAATTAGATCTCAATCGATGGACTGGCACAGACTTTCGCGGAAGTTGACTTCCAAAGGAGAATGTGTCATTGCTGGCGATTTCACGGATTATGATGGGAATTTGAATCCATCTTTTCTGTGGGTCGTGTGTGATTTGGCAAATCGATGGTACAACGATGGTAATGATAATATTAGATCTATTATCTGGCTTGATGTTGTGAATTCAATGCATGTGGCTGGTGATTATATGTACCAGTGGAGTCACTCCCAGCCGAGTGGCAACCCTGGTACGGCTATAATCAATTCGATTGCTAATAGTTTGATGTGTCGATATGTGTATTATTCTATGGCCCTGCATGCTGATGAGATGATCCCATTCAATGATGTGGTTGAGATGGTTTCGTATGGCGATGATAATGTTTTGAATGTTTCGGAGAGAGTTATTGATTGGTTTAACCAATTGACAATGTCTGAGATTTTTCCAACCATTGGAATGGCATATACAGATGCGGATAAAAGCGTAGTACAGCGACCATACGTCACCATTCGTGAGGCTAGTTTCCTGAAAAGGGGATTTAGATGCGAAGGAGGAGTATGGTATGGACCCTTGGAAAGAAAATCGATTAACAACCGATTGGAATGGCAAAAGAAAGGATCGAACACGGAAACACTGATTGAAAATGCTAGAGCGGCCATTGCCGAGTGGGCTCTCCACGATGATGAGCAATTTCAGTATTGGTCCCATAGAATCCAGACAGTTTTTATGGACCATATGAATATTGCTGTATCTGTAGATCAGAAACAGGATTATTTGGATTTGGTGCGGTCGGGCAAGATGGAAAAGGAATATCCTTTTCTTTGCTTTGCTTGACTATGGAGCGTGACCCTCGACGGAGACGACGCTGGAGTTTATTGTACTGTAAATATGTTTTTAATATTTTGTTGGCCTTGTATGCCCTTATTCACATGTACTCAGTTCTCTAATAAAAATTTTGTAATTGTAATATTAATCATGGAATCTATGTCTGAAAATCAAACTTCTAATCAAAATTCATCTGTTATAGCGGATAACAGTATAATAAATGCCGCGAACCTTACTCAAATGGATGTCCTGACCTTTGAGGATGCTGACTTAATT